AGTTTCCATGTATTCAAACAAGACCTTAGATTGTCTAAATGCTGCACCTACTACAACTACCTTTCTTTTAGGCAGTATCAACGCTCTAAGAACAGCATACAAAGACAGCATAAAAGATTTACCAAAACCTCGACTAGCGATTAACATGGGGAACTTTCGATTCCATATCTCTTTTAAAAATAAAGATTGAGATGGTAATAGTTGTATATTTAAAACTTCCTGAGTGATAAACGACAAATACTCTGGCCTAGTCATTAACCATGCTAACTTAAGGTTAAAATCATCTTCTGAAGGATTAAGTATAGACATAGGATTAAACAAATCTGCTTCTACAGAATCTAAGCCTAACCAAGCTTCATCAATAGTTTTTAATTTAGACTTTGCCACGAATCAACAACCTTATCTGCAAAACCATAGTTGACTGCTTCATTAGCAGTAATATACCAATCCCCAGACTTAAGCTTAGTACTAAGATAATTCTTTACCTTTGTACTAGCGCCCTTCCCGTATTTTTCCACAAAGAAATTTCCTTCTACGCAACGTTTAGCATATACACTTAACATAATATCGCAAATCTGTTTTTCATACTTTACTAAGTTCTGTACGCTAAGGTATTCTCCAATAGCAGCAGTAGATCCAAAATGAGACATAAAATATGTGTTAGGAGTAATATACCTAGTATCAGCTGCTTGAAAAATAATACTACTCATTGACTCCACTTGACCATACGCAACAATAGTAACATAACACCTAGACATTGTAATGGCATCGAAAATAGCCATACCATCAGACCACTCTCCTCCCACGCTATGCATATGTATTGTAACCTGATCAGAAGACTTAGCATCTAAGGCTCGTAGGTTTTTAATAAAGGTATTGGACATCTTGTACTCAACACCCGGATTCTCTTCATCATTGCTACCGTAATGATTATGTAAGAATATCTCTCTAGATGCAATATTGCAACTATAGTTATGATAATCATACAGTATATCTTTTTCGGTCATTTTAATTCTTTCTCCCGATAGTGTACATTTCATTGACACGTTTAAAAATACTACTTACAGCTAGAAAAGCTGCGCGCTTGTCTCCACAAAATAATACATGTACATCGTTGTACAGCTCAAACTCTATAAGACATTTTAGCATATATCTACCAGTAATTTTTACAGAAGCCTTGTTTTTGATTGGTATTCTAGTTTCTTCAGGAAAACTTAATAAGTCTGATAATGAAAATTCCAGTACTAGGTATTTAAATGGAAATGGTTTCATTCTTTCAATTTCATTTAAGAAAGCATGTTTCTTTGAGCCGAGGTTAATTGCTAACTCTTCCACGCATCCTTTTCTTTCTACACATATCTTATCTTCCATGCCTTCTATAGAATAATCTCCTGTATCTAATTTTTGCTCTATCATCCCAGCACAAGTATTAAATTTGCCAAAATAATATCCTTCTTGTTCGCGCGTGTCTTTAATAACTGTAAAGTCAGGCGCTTTTTTGTATTTAGCCATCTTGTATTATCTCTCTGAATAGTGTTTCGTAGTGGGGTTCTTTTCCTGTAATTGACTTATGGCAGTATCTGCATAATGTAATTCCGTTTGAAATTTCGTACCTTAGAGAAGAAGCTCCAGACCACTTTGTAATATGGTGTACTTGTAAATTTTTCTTGTTTTTACATCCGGGCATCTTGCATTTGAATTTATCCCTCTTTAGAACCTTGAGTCTAAAGTCTTTATACACGGGGTCGTCGTAATTTCTCATAAGCATTCTATTCTGTCGATACGTAGCAATCGCCTTACTTTTCTACACAATATCCTAGTTTTTATGGTTTTATCCTTTTTAAGTAACTCATTTTGTATTCTGTTCATCAGAGAGCTACACACATCGTCAGGATTATCTCCCTCTAAAATATATAACGAGAAAGGCTGACCATACTCTCTGAGGCAGTAGGGTTCCAGTTCCAGATACAAATCTGACAGATCTATTGATATTCTATAATTTGGCATCCAGCATCATTTTAACCAATCCTTGAAAATCGTACTTGGGTTTCCATCCTAATTTTGATTTAGCTTTGGAGCAGTCTCCTCTTAAATAGTCTACTTCGCATGGTCTATAAAATTCTTTATCTATAACCACAAATTTACTCCAATCTTCTATTCCTGCGTAGGCAAACGCTTCTTCTAGAAAATCTTCTATAGTATATGTCTTTCCGGTGCATACAACGTAATCATCTGGTTTATCTTGCTGTAGCATAAGCCACATAGCTTTTACATAATCTCCTGCGTATCCCCAATCTCTGTGCGCTTTAATGTTACCTAATCTTAATTTAGGGAAACTTTCTCTATGAATTACTATATGGTCATTTGTAAAATCTACTGGAAAGTCGTCTACTGAATTATAAGATAACCATTTTTTAAAATTAGCTATCCAGTTGATTATTTTCTGCGTGACAAAATTTTCACCCCTTCGTGGTCCTTCGTGATTAAAAAGAATGCCAGAACTAGCATGAAGCTCATAAGCATCGCGGTATATACGAACAGCGTGATGAGCAGCAGTTTTAGCGATTGCGTATGGTGAATTAGGCATGAGCTTAGTTTGTTCATTTTGATATTTGACTCCGTTCCTATCTATATCATAATTGCTACCAAACATTTCACTAGAGGAAGCTTGATAAAATTTGGCTTTAATATTTAGATCAACCATACACTGTAAGACATTTAGGCATCCCTTGCCCGTAACGTCCCAAGTGACTGCTGGTTGCTTAAATGAGGTTGCCACATGCGATTGTGCCGCTAGATTATAGACTTCATCTACATTATCGTTATCTTTGAATATATTAATTACACTACTAACATCCGTAATGTCTCCCTCGATTAACTTGAATTTATTATTAGAAGATAGATGTTTTATTCTCTCTGTTGTATCTACACTACATCTTCTCGCTACTCCTACGACTTCATAGTTTTTTTCAAGGAGTAAGTCCGCGAGATGGCTTCCATCCTGTCCTGTTACACCTGTAATAATTGCTTTCATTTAGGTCTGTCCTTTCTCCAACTAGCTTTTGCATAATGCCTGCAATATTTGTCGGGGTTATGTCTGTTCCAAAAATCAGGACTTAGTATCAATGTGTTTTTAATACGTTTCCCTAAGTCTATTACTAGATCGTGTCGTCCTGATTTAGCATGATTATTAATGATCTTTGTGAAGTATTGAGGTCCATAAATATAGCCTCTGCGCCTATTGACTTCTTCTTTGCCCTTCTCAACAATTCCACTTACCATATTTTTCATTATGGAGGAATCGGTACAGGCTCCAAAGAAAGCACAATTCAACCAATTTGCTTTAGGGTGCGGTTTTAAGAATACATAATCTTTTTGGAAAAAGTCATCAGGAAGCTTCCTATAGCACTCGATATCAGTGTCAGAATAAAATCCACCATATTTATTTATAATGTACGCTCTCATTATATCCGATTGATATGAATAGATACGATCTCCAGACGTAAAAGCTTTCATCGCCCCTTCGCTAAAACCAAGCTCTGGTATATCCTTTTCTGTCCATATTCTTATTTTAAGATCAGGGTTGTATCGTTCCCAAGAAGAAATGTTCTTTATCTCATCTTCTGGCAACTTGCTGCCCAACCAAACAAAATGTAATAGTTTGAGTATCATTTTGAATATCCCAGTAACCTGAAGTCTTCTTTATACACATTGTAAACCACATCTTTTGTTTTAGCAGAATACATATCCATATAGTTACCTCTACCTTTAGAAGTCTCTGCTATCCTATCAGTAACATCTATTCCCCATAATTTCTTTACTTCTTTATTTAGGTTTTCCTGCCTCACGACATTATTCACCATGTAGCCATGTGCATCTTCGCAATACATATACTGAGGAGCGAAATGATTGAGCGCTACTTTATTCTCTAGAGACGCCTCTATATGTTGTTCCAAGCCATTGAATACAAAATCCTCAAAACTGTTAAACGTACGATCTTTAGCATTGTAAAAGAAACATGAGCATAATCTTGTGTATGGATTCCTAACGGATGTACACGTAGAATAACCCTTGTAGTCTATTTCTAATAACGACAAACCTTTTAAGTCTATATGTTGTAAATAAATACCGCCCTTATATGTTATAGTAGGATCTATTTTTTGTTGACTAAACAAAGTGCTGTCCATTCCAAGCAAATGTTCCCTATCAGCTCGTTTCCAATCGCCAAACTTATAGTCCACAAGAAAGTTGTGAGCTAAAGCCCTTTCGATTGAAGAACCCCCTGTTTTGGCAGGGTGTAAAAAAATTATATTTTTATTTTCTATCCTCATCTGTATCCTTTACCATATTTATAAAAAACCAAGCTACTAATAATTCTAAACCAATTGCCATGCTCCAACATGGTAAAATTACCAACAGTGATTCTGGGTCCATAGCTAATCCTTTACAGTGTCTGGTGTTAAAAAAGGTTGATCAACCGTACCATCATCATATTTGTGAAATGTAGATAATCTTTTACCTTCTTGAATCATAGCTTTCCTCATTTTTTCCATCTGTACTCCATATGACTTCATCCTCTCGGGGTCTTGCATTAAAGCAGCAACCCAACTGGTAAAACTCAGCTTACTGTCCTCAAGCCTCTTAATTCGCTGCTCACGGGTTCCCTTCATCTCGCGCAACATACTTGCCTTCTTAGCCTGCAACTCCCTGTAATCACGATTTAGGCTTTCCTGCGATGCCCTAAGCGAAGCCATCTGTCTTTCTAAGTTAATAATGTAATCATGATCTTGTTGATCTTTATCCCTACTTCTTTCATCTCTTACCATCTGATCATACGTATTAATCTGCTCAATATTTTCTTTGTTGCCTTTTAAACATCTATTCATCAAAATTTCAAGTTTAATTACATCTACTACCTGTAGTTCCTCTGTAGGGAATACATCGTCTTTAAATTGGGATATAATCCTAGACCAGTGATATTTAAATAGTTCTAATTCATCAGGGGTAAATTGCTGTCCGAGTTCTACGAAATAGGGGCGATCCTCTAGGGAGTAAGCTGCCATCTCTACATTAGATAATCCTACCTTAAATTCTCTTTTAATGTAGTCCTCTACGGAAGATACAGACCTATCGAGTTGTTTAGCTATATCTTCAACTGATAAGCTGTCAATGAGCTTGGATATGGCGCGTCCCTCGTCTTTAGATATTCTACCTTTACGCATCAGATATAATCTCTCTTATAGCTTCGTGTAGTCGTTCTTTTCTATTTTTAGATATGGGTACGTCATTAATTACCTTGAGATAGTCTTCTCTAAGGTTAGAAGGTAGTTCGCTATCAATTAAGTCAAATATTTCTTTTTCTTCTATAATTTTATCTAAGTCAAAGTCTTCATTAACAATGTTTTCGGAACATAGGTTATAGGGCTGTTTTACCTTTTTCTTGTGATCATTATTTTTTACGTAATGATTATCTCTAATAAAGTTTTTTAGTCTATTGGATAGGTTGACGGATAGGAAGTTTTCTAATGGGCGACATTCATCATAGCGCTCGATGGCGTCTAAACATATGATAAAAGCTTCTTGCTTGATATCATCCACTTCGTAACCGTAAAATGTATATTTGTGAGAGATTCTTTCTACAATAGAGTATATGGTTTCATAAACTTGTTCTTCAGACATGTTCTTGGGTATTTTCATTAATCATCCTTGCATAATACAGTCCTCCACACTTCACCGTCGAAGAATTGTAATGCATTAACTTTATCGTTGTAGAACAGGGTTCCACGTTTTGCGTCTGGTTTGTTATGTGGGTCTAGAGTAATCTGGTTAGTTTTAATTTTTTTAACATCAAGACGGGAGCTTTTTAAGATAAGTTGTTTTGTGTGGGATTTAATTAGATCTAGGGATTTTTGACTGATATCATCAATAGATATATTTTCTATATCATCATCTAGCCTTCCTAGTATAGACTGCTTGTCCATGTGTACCATAAGGGGGACAAATTCAGTATCACTGGTGGCAATGACCGAGTTGGGCTGTACGAGTAGCTCAATAAGATTAGATGGTATATAATTACTAACAACAATGTGGCAATCGTCATGGTCTACAAAGAATTCTGTAGGGCCATTCATGTTGGAGTGGAGCTGTCCATTCTCAGTGGCAAAGTATAGGGGCTTTGCGCGATGGAGGGTTGTGCCATCGTCTTTCAGGTAGCCTATACCTACTTCATATAGTTGATTAACATATTTATCATCTATTAAAGAGACAGCATAGAAGAAGCCGTCTTCAGAGTCAAAGTTTTCTTTGAAGTGACTCTTGGTAAGATCTATAATATTTTTTTTAGCCGCTTCTTTAGTTTGTTCATTAACCAAGGCTAGAGCAGAAGTGCCTTGAAGTTTAATGTCGTAATTAGCGGAATTGGCGACCCCGAGTTCAACTATCCGAGATTGCGCTATCTTCACATTTTTCATCGTTATCCTCTAGTAGTTCCTTGAGACTCGCATCTGTCTTTTCCATATCCTTAGCAACTGACATGTCTAATCCAGCAGTTGCTTTACAATTCAATTCACAGTCTAATTGTGTCGATTTATTCATTGGTATTCTCCTTACTAGATTATACACGAAAAAACAGGCAATTGCACAGAGTAAAGAGAAACTATTGGGGCAATCGGGGAAGATTGGGTAATACATTTGTGTTTCAAATTTTTATTGCGTATAGACCACCCAAGCATTTTTCATGCCAAACAGAGAAAAACATTTTGAAGATAAAACCGGGGTGCGCCCCGAACCCCCAATGAGAGGGGTATGCACAGCAAATACTATGCCAAACAGAAATAATAAAAAATATATAATAATTCCTAAATTAGTGCTTGACATATGCCGATACTATGTATATACTTAGGATATAAGAAACAAACAATCAAAGGAGTTAAAAATGAATATCTCACAAAGAAATCGAATCGCTAACAATCTTAAAATCGTAGACGTTCACAATCGTCAAGTAGTAGTAACAACCGATACCAACAAGGTAATCGGATACGCTAAGAATGGCAAATTCTGTCAAGATGATTCCATCGTAATGCGAACATTACAGAATAGCTACGATCTTAACCGAGTATGGGGATTAGGTTAATTTTTGCGCTTGACAGATTAAAGTTTGTACTGTACAATGTCGATATACTAATAAGGAGAAAAGTTATGCGAGAATCAGATCAAGAATTACTATTGATTATTGTTGTTTGCTGTGTTATAGTTGTATCAGTGTTCAGTAGTTACACCCCTTGCACTCTTTAAGGAAAATACAATGCCTTACAATTTTGAATACTTCCAAGAATTAGAATCATACGAAGCCCAAGAAGAATACAATATTTGGCTTGACGAGCAGGACGATTT